TTGCGTGGGCGATTGCGAAAAAGATTGCGAAGGAAGGGACCAAGCAAGAAAACGCATTGAAAATTTATGAAGAAGTAATTACGCCGCAACGGATTAATAAAATAATTGATAGGATTGCGAAATTAAATGTAAACAGATTAATAACAGAAATAAGGGCTGAAATTGAAGTTCTTGCAAAAAACGTTTAAAACATGGCTATTTTATTTACAAAAGAACCTTCGGGAATTTATCCGGGTTACAATGATTCTTTCATTGAATTTAATTCAGATATTTCAGGCGCTTTAAAAGCTGAAATTAACGCATCGCCTTCTTCGTTGTTTCCGAATCCTTTTTCAATTTTCCCGGACAGTGAAGAAAAATTTGTTTTTAATTTAAAAGAAATCGTAAAAACGGTTTTCAATACGCAAGGCTTTAAAGATTTTAATTTTTTTGATAATGCTTTTGCGGCTTCGATTTCAGGACTTTATTTGCTTCAGTCTCTTTCAATTGAGGTTTTTAGTGAAGGCGGTTTAAGTGAAACCGTTTTTAAAGATTATGAGTTTTTCAAATCAGTCAAACAAGTTGAAGAATTAATTTTTTCAAATCCTTTTCAATTGTTGTCGAAAACAGAAAACGGAGTTGACTTTTACATGACTTATTTTGAAGGGTTTCCATTTCATTTCGACATTCAAAGGGTTCAATATACTTTAGACAAGAAAATTGTTTTGAAGCACAAAGGAACTTCAATTGAATCAAATCCATTTTCACCAACTTTAACGGGCGCTTTCAGAATTAACGTCGACTTGAGTGACGGAGAAAATTTTACCTCAAAAAGCATTTTGCCTTTAATTGAAGGTTTAAATCATATTGAAATAAAAGAAGACGGAGAATTTAAAACAAATGTTTTTTTGAAGAAGAAAAAAGCTTGTGACGGAATTTATTTAAAATGGTGGAACGGCCAGGGGGGGTTTTCTTATTGGCTTTTTGATGAATTTTACAAAGAAAGCGTCAAGGGAAAAAATATAGACTTGATAGGTTCCAACGAATTTAATAATGTTGGTAATTTAAACAACTATTTAACAAGTATAGGTAAAAAGGGTCAAAGAAATTTAAAAGTTAAAACTAAAGCTAACGAAAAAGAATCTGAAGTCTTAAGAAGTTTATTTGTTTCGCCTTTCATTCAAATTTATACCTCGAAGAAAGCAAACGTTAAAGGAAGATTTATAAACGTTGAAATTGAAGACACTTATGAATTCAATAATAAGAAGGGTATGAATGAATTTTCTTTAACAATTGATTTGCCTGAATTAATAACCGCAAGACTTTAAAAAATGGATGAACAATTATATTTAAATAAAAAAATAGTTGATTTGATTCCGAAGCCGATTGTTCGAAAAATTCAAATAGGTGACGTTGGGGACATATCTTCCAGGAAGTCAAGTTTTTCTTATTCAATAAAGCTTCCTAAAACGACAAGAAATGTTCAAATTCTTTATATGCTTGGCGTTAATGGAAACACAAGCCGAAAGCCTTTTGAAAACATTGTCGCGGACTATATCGTTGGGGGTATTCCGTTAATTAAAAACGGTTATGTAGTTATTTCAAAGACAAGTAAATTTTATGAAATAAATCTTTATGACGGTGTTATTGATCTAGGTCAAATACTTAAAAATAAAAAAATTTCAGATTTACCGCTTCAAGACCTTGACCATGTATTAACGTCGCAAGAAGTTGTTGAAAGTTTTTCAAACACTGAAGGCTTCATATATTGTGTTGCTGACTATGGACTTGGTGTGGGTACTACTTTTAAAGCTGAAAAAATTGCTCCTTCAATTTATACTCATACAATATTTAGAAGAATTTTTGAATCAAACGGTCTTAATTTAGTAGGTGAATTTTTTACAAATAATCAAGAATATTTAAAAGAGGTTGTTACGCCTTCAATTGGTTATGAGGTTAACGACGCCTCGTTCAACTCAACTTCAAAAGGCGGAGTTAACACAAATACTATTTCAAATTATTCAAGTTCACAAAATTACATTCAAGAAAAAAGGTTTTTTGATTTGAATGGGGTTTCACTTGTTGGGGCTTTTGCCTCTGGGAATGAGATTGAATTTTCGGTAGCCGGAACGTACAAGTTACAATTAACGGTTTCAAGTAGTTCTTACCGGGCTTATTTAAGTGCAAGTTTTTTAATAAATGGAATTGTAAAGTCAAGTATTTATATTGAAGAAGGTTATAATAAAACAAAAATTGTTTCTATAGTTTTTGCGGTTCAAATTGGCGACATTGTTCAATTAAGACTAAATGCTTATTCAAGCTATCCTTATTCTGAAGAAAACAATTACGAGCCGACTTTATTTGAAATAAATTACACCGTAAGCATTGACGGTCTTTTGTTTCTTCAGGAAGGGGGGCAATTAATTAAAGCGACTGACTATATAGGGGAAATGGACCAGATTGAATTTTTAAAAGATGTAATCACAAGATATGGCCTTGTATTAAGTCCGATTAAGAATTCTTCAGATTACAGATTCAGAAGGCTTGAATCTTTGCTTAATGATAGGGTAAACGCTGAAGACTGGACTTACAAGCTTGCAAATAAAGAGCCTGAAGAAAATTATGTTTCTGGTTATGCTAAAAAAAATAAATTCAAGTATTCATATCCTGAAGAAATTGTTGTCCCAGATAATGACGGCGAAATGATAATTGAAAATGAAAACGCAAGCCCTGAAAAGACAATTTTTACTAGTAGTTTTGAAATTCCAGTTAAATCAGGAAGTTTGCTTGGTAAAAATATTTATTCGGTTCCTATTTGGGAATTAAAAGACGGGGTTGTTGAGTTAAAAGAAACGCCGCTAAAGGTTATGAAAATAAAAAGGGTTTCAATGACTTTAACCGTAAAATTGTTCGACGAAATAACTGGTGTTTCACAAACTAACGAAATACCGTTTTTAAGCCTTGAAAAAATGGGTATGTCTTATTTTATAGGTAATTTTTACAAAGCATTTCAAAGCTTAATAAACAACTATAAAGAAGTGGTATTGTATTTCAATTTAACTTTAATTGATATTTATAATATTGATTTTTTCAGACTGAAGTTTTTAAAACAAACTGGACGCTTTTATTATTTAACAAGTCTGGTTCATTCGCCGGAAAAATTGACAAAAGCGACGCTTATTGAAATACTTGAATTTCCAACAAATAGACCGCCGAATAAAGTGGGTAGTTATGAATTTAACATGGATCACGATTCAACAAGAAAAATAACGCTTGCGAATTTATTAAACGGTTACGAAGACCCAGAAGTTGACCCGGCTTATAAAATAAAAATTATAAGCGGTTTTAATTCGAATTTAATAATGAAAAACAGCGGAATTGTTCTGACTGAAGAAACTGAAATTAAAGTTAAAGACCTTGACCTTTCTGTTTTTGATTCGCTTGGGGGTCTTAATGGTTATCAAGTTATATATGAATTCGCTATTGCTGACGCTGGTTCTGGTCAATACTCTTCAGAAATTGGAACAATAACAGTAAATGTTTTGGCATTTACAAATAATCCGCCAGTTGCAATAGCAGGAGCCGACCAGTCAATTGAAATTTATCCTCAGTACAACTTTCCTTTTTATTCGGTTAATTTAAACGGGGCGGCTTCTTATGATGACACGGGTGATATTGTTAAGTGGACGTGGACAATTCAGTCTAAACCGACAAATTCAGTTGCTTATATTCAGCAAACAACTTCAAATCATTCAGGTAACTTGATAATTCCAAACGATTCTAATTCACAGGGAAATTATGTTTTAAAACTTGTTGTTGAAGATGAATTTGGGTTAACTGATGAAGATACAATGAGTGTAAATGTTTTAGTAAATTTTACAGGTAATTTAAATGAGTTTTAAATATGGCAGCGGAAAAAATTAATATTGCAAGTCTTTCAATAGACTTTAACGACGTAATAAAACAGTCGGCGGCTTATCAAAAAGAAATTGATAAGACCAAAAAAAAACAAAAAGAACTTGACAGGACAACTGAAGAAGGACGTCAGGCATTCGCACAGTATGAAGCGGAATTGAAAAACTTGAAAAAAGCGTACCGTGACAATCAAAGTTTTGCAGCTGCTTTAGATTCCGTGAACAAGGATTTGACAAAGACAATGTCAACAGAAAACAAATCAACACAAGAACTTTTTGATTCAAGGCGTGAATTAAACCAGATTGCGAAAAACATTGTAGGTAATACTGAAGAAGAAATTGAACTTCGAAACCAGTTAAATGATGCTATTGACGCACAGACTGAAAAGTTACGCGAACAGTCTTCAGAATTCAATTCTTCAAAAGATAAAATAGGCGAATATAAAAACGGGTTCAAATCGGCTTTTGAGCAAATAAACATTATGAACGGCGGAATCGGTGGATTTGTTCAGCGTTCGGCTGAAGCTGGCGGAACGGGCAAGTTATTTACAGCGTCTTTGAAAGGTATGGTAAAAAGTATGGCCGGGATGACAAAGGCTTCACTTGGTTTTATTGCTACGCCTATCGGCGCAATACTGGCGGTTCTTGTTGGTGCTTTCTTATTAGTTCAAAATGCAATGAATCGAAGTGAAACGGCAACGAATAAAATTAAAAAAGCAATGTCGGCTTTCACTGGTATAATTAGCGGGCTTCTTAAATTTCTTGAGCCGTTAGGGGAATTCTTAATTGACGGGCTGGTTGATGGGTTTGAACTTGTTGAAAAGGGAATATTTAAAGCGCTCGACGCAATTGCGAAAGGTCTTGAATTTTTAGGGTTTGACGAACAAGCGGCTTCGCTTCGTGGGTTTACTTCTGAAATACAAAAAAGCGTTGAAGCGTCAAAGAAACTTGCTGAAGCTGAAATTGCGCTTGAAAAAGCGCAAAGGATAGCCAGGAAAACACAGCTTGAATACCAGAAGCAAGCTGAAAAACTTCGGCAAATACGTGATGACGAAAGCAAGTCAATATCTGAAAGAATAAAAGCTAACGAAGAACTTGGCAAGGTTTTAAAAGAACAACTTGCTGCGGAACTTGCTATTGCTCAACAAGCACTTGAGGTCGCTAAATTAAGAATTGAGGCTGAAGGCGAAACAAAAGAAACACTTGACGCGCAAGCTGAAGCCTTAACAACCATTTCGGATATACAAGAAAGAATCACTGGTCAAGAATCTGAACAGCTTTCAAATCTTAATAGTTTACGAAAAGATGCTGCGGCGAAAAGAAAGGAAATTGCTGAAAAGGCTATTCAAAAAATGAACGAAGAACTTGAATTGTATATCAAGCAACAAGGAATTCGAAAGAAATCACTTGAAGAACAAATTGAATTTGAAAGAAAGGTTTCAGCGAAGAAGATTGAAATTCTGGACGCTGAACTTGCTGCGAAGAAAATTAGTCAAATAAAGTATGACGCTGAAGTTATTGAACTGCAAAACAGTCTTATTCAGAAGAAAGCTGACTTGACGGTTGAAAACGCAAGACGTGAACTTGAAGAATACAATAACAAGAATCGTTCAAAGTTAGATTCTGAAAAATTCCTTTCTGAAGAATTATTCAATGAAGAAAAAGCAAGATTTGAAAGGCTTGCGGAACAAAGAAGGGAATTTGAAAAACTTCGTCTTGAAGAAGGTGTTATTTCGCAAACTGAATACAATGCTGCTATAAACGCAATCAATGAAGAAAACAGAATTGCGAACGAAGAACTTGAACTTGAAAGGAAGGAAGCAAAAGAAGAACAAGAAGCGGTTGACCTTGAAAACAAAATGATTCTTGCTGAAGAACAATTTCAAAATGAATTTGAGATTCGTCAAGCACGTCTTGAACAAGAACGACAAGCTGAACTTGCTGCTGCTGAAAAAACTGGTGCGGATAAAAAATTAATAAACAAGAAGTACAACGCATTTGAAAAAACGCTTAGTAAAGATTTAACAGAATTCAAGAATCAACAAAACGCTTCTATTCTTGGAAGTTTAAAAGGTTTGTTCGGTGAAAGCTCAAATCTTGGAAAAGCTTTTGCTATTGCTGAAATCGCAACAAATACTGTTCAGAACGCTTCGAAAGCTTTTACGCAAGCTGCGGTTTTTGCTTCAAATCCTTTAACTTTGCCTTTAGCTGCAAACGCTAAAATTCAAGGGGGTCTTATCGTTGCTACTGGCGCGGCGCAAGCTGCAAAGGTTTCGGGTGTTAAGTTTGAAAAAGGTGGTGTTCTTCAGGGTGCAAGTCACGCACAAGGCGGAATCAAAACGCTATTCGGTGAACTTGAAGGAGGTGAAGCGGTTATCAATAGGCGTTCGACTTCAATGTTTGCGCCATTACTTTCAAGTATCAATCAAGCTGGCGGCGGTCGTAAGTTTGCGAACGGTGGTATTCTAGGTCAATCTGGTCAACCGTCTTCTTTGTTTGATTACGAAATGTTTGCGAGCAAGGTTGCTGAAGCGAATTCGTCACTTCCGGCACCTATCGTCGGCGTTGATGAAATCACGTCAGTTGCAAACAAGGTTGATGTCATTGAAAATCAAGCGTCGCTTTAAATTAGATAGATTTTAGCGATGTTTAAATGATTTACTATAAAAAGTAAGAAGAAAAATAAAAAAGCCGTTAGAATTGATTTAACGGCTTTTTATTGTTTTTATAATTTTAATTTTAAAAAGGAAGGTCGTCTTCGTGTTCTTGTGTAATTGTTGTCATTCCTTTGTCTTCCCATATACGGCCATTACCGATAAAAATACGATTTACTTTTTCGCCGTTTTTTTTCATTTCAATTTCTTCTTTAGTTTGCTGCATAGAGATTGAGAAATCATTATCAAATTTGTCTGGTTCATCATAATCATAGATTTGAATTAAAAGGTAAATCTTACCGTTTTGATGTTTAAGAAGTCTTTCTTTTGGAATATCTGACAGGCAAATACTTGCGGTTCTTGTGCGTCCGTTTTTCATTTTTTTTAATATTTATAATTGATAAAATTTTTGTTCGAGTTCTTTAATTTCTTCGTCAAGTTGTATGATTTTTGATTCAAGGAACTTCATAAATTCTTCAAGCGGAAAGTGAAGTAAGGTTTTATCGACTTCGATTATTACTTTGTTTTTGCTTTGGTTGTGTAGGTTGACAACGTGGTCAAATCCTTTCTTGTGCTTCTTGCGTTCCTTTTTCATTTTTTTGATTCGGTCACAAAGTTCAATTCCTAAATTCAATTGTGTTTCTGTCATAATGTTGATTTTAAAAAGGTTTGTATTTTCCGTCTTCGATATATTTTACAAAGTCAAAGATTCTTTGTTTTTCTGGGTTTATTTTTCCTTCAGCGTCGGTCTTCTGAATTAGAAAATTTATACATTCGAAAATTCTTTCTTCAAGTGATTTATTGATTTCGCTGAAATCTGTTAAAATTTCGTCAAGTTGTTCGGCTTCTGGGGATTCTCCGAATTCTGGCGAAGGGCAAAGAGCGTATAAAAGTCTTTTTGCTTCTTCTAATTTTTCTTTTATTTCTTTAGATTCCATTTGTTGAGTGGGTTTTATTGCTTATGTCTGGCATTAATAATTAGCGTCGTGTATCTGAATTTAAACTTGACGCCATCAATGATTTTTGTATTATAAATTAATTTGATTGCAGCTTCGTCGTAAGGAATGAATTTTGACCATTCTTTCGGCTTACTTGCTATACTTCTGACACTGACGGTGAAGTTGTTCTTTCCTTCGATTACGCCGTCAATTCTTTCTTTATTTTGAATCATTCTTCAATAAGTCTGGTCTTTTGATTTTACCTTCTTCGATGTAGAATTGAACTTTAAGTTTGACGACGTCCCGAAGGTGCCGTGAAAGTTTTGATTTTTTTTGTTGAATCAAATTGTATTCGTTGACGATTACGTTAATAGGTGCTTTTGCAATAGCCATTTCAGCACGTGTCAATCCGTGATTTTTTTCTTTGAAAGTAGTTTTTCGAAGCGTTGAAGCTGGTTGTGTTTTTTTGGTTTTTTTACGCATAGTTTAATTTTTAGGTGTGCAATGTTTGTGATAAATGAATTCGCCTTTTCCGTGCTTCACTTGTTTGTTAAGCGGTTTGGCGCAACCGTGACAAAAGAAGCTTACTTCAGTGTTGAAGTCTTCTTGATCTTTTTGTTTTTTTTTATTCTTCGAATGTAAAGAACTGAAGCAATCCAGCTTCCGAAGAAGTAAATTAAAAATAGTAAAATAATCAACCAGAAAGGCGATAATAAAAGAAGCTAGCTTGTTTGAATAATAGCAAAAAACTTGAGTGTTGCAGCTGCTAAAATATAAATAATAATGATTTGAATTGATTTTTTCATTGGTTTAATTTTAAATTAATATATCTTTTAAATGTTTGCCATCGGCGTCAATCTTTGCAAAGTAATCTTCAAGAATTAAAACATTGGCTTTGAATATTATGGATAATGAGCGTTTTCCTGAAAGCAAATAAAGCTTTCTTTGTTTTTGCGGTTTATTCATTTGTTCAGCGGTCAGAATTGTTCGGGCTTTTTCGTAATAGTCTTTCTTTTCTTTGCTTGAAAGGTTTATGTAGTTGCCATTATTCAAGATGTCGTAAAAAATATATTTACCGGAAGGAATGTATTCTTCTCTTATAAATTCATCAAAGCAATTGCATAAAATTTGCTTATCATTATCGTTTAATTGCTTCGGCTGCGGCTTTTCCATATGGTTCAAGTTTTTTGTTTAGTTCGAAAAGGAATTTAATAATTAATTTTAATTTTGATTTCATGGTTGTGAATTTAGTATTCGTCTTCAAAACGTCGATTTCTTAAATAACGAATCGGGTCTTGAAGGTCTTGTTTTTTTCCTTCGCAATATTCACGATATTTTTTTATTCCAGTGATTGCAAGGATTCTGTCTTTCTCGTTCATTTTTTTCCAAAAGTCAGTTGCTTGTTTCTTTAAAACTTTTTTGTTGTAGGTCTTCCAGAAGTATTCAAAGTTCATTTCTGGGACCGTTTCTTCAATTATGAACTTGTCGCCGAATTTTTGCTTGAAGTATTTTATATCGTTAATGTGAATAGGGAAATGGCCGCCTTTAAAAAGCCAGCGGGCTTGTTCAACTGTCAATCTTCCATTTAAAACAGTGTACGAATAAAGTGAACCGTCAAGGTGAAATCGAAAAAACCACGACCCCAGCCCTTTTTTTGATTTTATTGTAAAAGTCTTGTATGATTCCATAACTAAAACTTTTTAGGTGGGTTGTCTTCTTGCATTTTACGATATAATTCAGAAGCCTTCTTTTTGTCTTTGATGCTGTATTGACCGAATTCAACTTCACGACCGAATTTATTTTCGGTTGTAACCTTTGTCAGCTTAATTGTAAGACCATAACGACGACGCAATCGCATAATCTGGTCAGGAAGGTTCAAAACGCCACAAGAAAGCATCATTTGACGTCTGTCGATGTGTATTCTTTTTATTAAGTAGTAGAGAACTTCTTGTGTTTGTGATTCTGGTAATGGTATTTGTTTCATAATGTTTGTTTTTAGAAGGGGCAATCGAATTCGTCACCGTTGAGTCCGTCGCCTTTTAGTGCGTTTTGTCTGTTTGTTAATAATTGAATGTTCCAAAGGTGGTAGCCTTGAGCATTGCAACGTCTGTCAATAGTTGCGTTTTGGCCTCGATTTCCTTTTGTTATTATGTAGCCGGTTCGTTTGCAAAAGTTTCTAAATTCTTCGATTGTAATTGTGAATTCCTTGTTTCGTTTGCGTGCATTTCCTTTGAATTGGTTGTATCTTGATTGAACTGGGTCGAGTTCACGAACTTTCCTTGCATAGTGCTTATGACAAAGGCCGCCTTTCTTTTTGACTGGTTTGTTTCGGCAAGCATAAGCGCAACAAAAGCGACCTTCTTTCTTTTTGGAAATACTAACTTCAAACATGGTACAATATTAAACTAAATTAAGTTTTTAAAAAAACGTCTAATAATTCAAGACTTGTTTTTATTTTTACTTAGACAAGTTTTTGATAAGTGCAAGTTCGGATTTCTTCCAGTTACTTTGTTTTAATCTGGTGTAAAGTGTAACCTTTGAAATACCGAGTAATTCGGCGAGGTCGTTGTCGTTTCTTGATTTGTCTTCACGCAAGGCATAAACATTGTCGGTTGCTTCCAGTTGTTCAATTGATGCTTGTTTCTTCATTTGTTTTTAGGTTTAAAATTTTACCAAAAATATAAATTTATTTTAAAAGTGTGTGTTTAATTTCAGCACGAAGTGAAAAAAGTTCTTCGTTGTCGATTCTTTTTTTCGGGTCTAACGCTTTAAAAGCATGTTCGACAAGTTCTTTCAGGTTGTGAATTTCTTCTTGTCTTTTGTTGATTATTGAATGACCTTTTTCAATAATTTTTATAAGTGTAATTCGGTGCTTTTGGTGAAGTTCAAAAATTGTTTCGGGAATTTCTTTTCCTGAAAATTCAAGTTAAGAAAGTGCGTTCATTTCTTTTTGAAGTCTTTCTTTTGTTTCTTCGTATAGTTCAGGATGGTCAAGCCCGTTTGTTTCGTAAAGCCCGTCAAAAGAATTTATTGCGTGCAATGCGGTTGAGTGGTCATAGTTCCCAAGAACTTCACCGATAACCGACAAAGAAGCGGTTGTGAATTTTTTACATAGTTTACAATATATCTTTTTAACTTCTGGATAGGGTCTTTTTCTTGACCTGAAGCCTATGTCTTCAATCCCAGAAAGGGACTGAAGAAGGCTTTTAATTCGTTTACATTTTTGTTTTTGCGTGTTCATTATTCAATCATATTTAGGGTTATAGTCTTGTAATATTCAATGCCAAGTTCTATTGATTTGAGAAGGACTTTTTCAAGGTGTTCGTCACGTTCGAAAGCAAATGTTTTGACACGTTCTTCTTTTGTGTAACGTCCTGAATGTTCGTAAAGAAAGTTTCTGTAAAATTGTTCAACAAGTTTTTGTTCTTCTGGATAGTCTTCAGAAACAGAACCTTGTTTAAGCATTTCAAGAAGGTCGTTGTCAATGATATGTTTTTCGGTCAACCTATTAAAAAGCCTGAATTTGTGATATTCATCTTCAAGAACGTCAGGTGGGCAATCTACAAGAACACGGCGAAGCCTGAAAATGTCAGCATCATAAAGGTACATATACGCTCGACCTTGCCATTCTTCAAGTGTTGAGCAATTTGTATTCATAAAAGTCTTCGGGTTCCAGCTTGCTTTGATGTCGTCAACTATTTTCTTTTCAATAATTTTGAAGTATGTGACAACGTCAGCCGCACCTGTTAAGTGTCCTTTTGTTACACGTCCGTTGTTTGGCTGAAGATTGTTATTTGAATACATTACGCCGTCAACAAAAGAAATTAAATTAATGCCGTCTTCTTCGGCATTACGGCCTTTACGGATTTGCTTCGAAGTGACTTCTTCTTTGAATCCTTTTTCGAACCATAGCCAGACGTCTTTCAAATAATTTTTTGCACCGACCGATAATTCAGGTTCTTTTGATTCTTTTTCAAGAAGTTCTTGAAGCCTTGATTCTTGGTTCGGCGTCAAACCTTTTTTTCTTGTCAGACGACTTCTGAATTCTTGACGTTCTTCACGTTGCGCCTGGGTTAATTCTTTGCCTTCAGAAACCTTTTTATTATATCCGTCAAGTTTCTTTTGTTGTGCTGCGGAAAGACCGACAATTGATTCTTTTTTCGTTTGAAGTTCTTCAATTTCCTTTTTCTGGTTTTCAGTAAGTTCGTGACGAATAAGTCCACCAGCTAATAAGCCGATTTTACTTGAACGGAAAAGGATTTGTTCAATAGGTGTTTTGAAATTTTTCATAATTAAGATTTTAATTTTTGTATTTTATTTTCAAGTTCTTGAATTTGCTTCAACTTGATTTCTTCTTGAAGTTGTTTAAGTCTTGGGTCAAGCTTTGTTCTTGCGGTGACAACTTCTTGTTTTGAAAAGTCTGGTAATTTGATAAAATTATCGTAAGAAGAAATGTATTGTTCGAATCCGCCGTTTGAAGTCCAGATTGAAAATTTGAATTCTTCGTCGATTATTAATTCAGTAATGTGTTCGCTTGTCGGAACTGTGACTTCGTATTCACCAGACAAAAGTTTGTCTTTAAAATACTTCTGAATTGATTGAATTTGTTTTTTCATAATTAATCGTTTTTAATGGTTTTATTCATTATTTTTTTATAGTCTTCAATAAGTTTCTGGTGATTGTCATTGACTTCGTTATTTGCTTTGAATTGCTCAATAACGCCTTCAAGTCCTTCAAGTGTTGTTTGTGATTTAAGGAAGTATTCAAGGCGTTCGGTGATTTTCTTTGCGTTGTGGTCTTCTTCTGTTTTGATTTCGCCTTTTGTTTCTGGTGCTTCTTGTGTGTAAATGTCCCAGCAAAGACCAATTTCAGAAGCGCACTTCTTGAAAGAATCGGTTGCAGCGGATTTGTAAGCGTTGCCAATATCTGAAGCGAAAGTATATTTCTTGTTTCCTGAAGTTGTTGTCTTACTTGTTAGAAGGTGTTTTCCGAATTGTTCTTTGATTATTGTGAACTTTCCTGAACGAATGGTTAATCGACCTTCAACAAGAACTTCAGAAGAAGCCTGAAAGTATTCACGTGATTTTATTTCGAAGTCGTAATTAAAACCGAAGATTAAGTTCATTCGTTTCTTCATATAAGAACCTTTTACGGTTTTATATCTGAAGCCGCTTTCGTCTTCTTTGTATTCGATTTCGCTTTCTGGTGTTGGTTCGCGAAGAAGAATCAATTGTTCGTCCGTAAACGCTGAACATTGTATGTCTTTGAATTCTTCTTCAGTAAAAAAATAAACTGATTGTTTAGGTGTTTCGTCTGTTTTCATTAATTATACGTTTTATTATTAGTACAAATTTAAACTAACTTTTTGAATAAAAAAGAGAATCGGTAAAAAATTAAACCGAAACCCTTTTTTTGTTTTTAGTTCTTCAGAAACAAATTTTTTCAAAATAGCTTGATATTCTGATCTTTCTTTGTGTTCCTTAATCATAAGTTCGTCGTAAAGTTCTTGGTCAAAAACTTCGTTGATTGCATCAAGACAAAGTCTTCTTAATTTGTCGGGGTGAACCGCATCAAGTTCAACTTGTCCTAGTCCGTCCCATTTTGCAGTTCTGGAATCTGTTTTCTTTGCTGGTGCTGGTGGTAAATTCCAGTCAATCACTTGTTCTTCAAGTAAACTGATTCTTTTGACCTTAACTAAAGCGCCCATTTCGAAAAGGTTTTCTTTTATACTTCTTGGAATATCTTCACCGCTTGGGTCGTAGTCACCAAAATAAAGTATAATAGGTATTTTGCGTTCACGTCTTGCTTTTTTGAATCGGTCAGCCGCTTCCTTTAAAAATGTTAAAGAAGGGTAACCTTTGCATGGTGAAAGTGCGACGTCCATTTGTTCGCAAGGTTTTGAAAATACGCCTTGAAGCGCTTTCTTTTCAATAAACACTTCGGGAAAGTACTGTTGATTTTCCCAGCGATTTTTGTTATATGTTTGCATCCACGCTTTGACCTGAAATTTACCGTTCTGAACGGCGTCTTCAACGTTTGTTTCAGTGAAGTCGGTTTTGCCGATTGTTTCACGGTCATTGTCTGAAAAAGTATCAAAAGAAATTTGACCTTCCCAGCGTGCCTTACCATTGCTGAAACAACTCTTTTGTAATGTTGTATTGTGTTTGTCATACCACGCGCAACAAGTCTGTAATGAAGCCCCCTGATTGTAAGGACGCCTTTTTCGTATTGTGGAATTTCTTCAAGTGCGTTTTGTATTATCCAATTTCTATTAAATTTATCCATTGTTTTAAAGTTTAAGATTAAACTGTTGTTGATTTTATAAGCCAGCCTTTTTGATAGCTGAATTCAGGGTTATCGTGAATAAAGATGTGGCCCTTTCTTGATACTGCAAGCCAGTATTCAGTCGCAAGCAAAAGTTTACCGGTACGACCAGCTTTGTGATGAACTTCAGTTGTTTTTAAATTCATTGACCAGTCAAGTTGTTCTTCAGGTGAAAGACCTTCTTGCTTTAAAAAATAAGAAGCGACGGGGCAAATCTTATTTTCTTTTTTATTCATAAAAGCTTTTCGTTTTCTAGTGTACATTAAACCAGCGACACGGCTTTTTTTTGACTTTTTATTGATAGGTTTTTTGTTCTTCGGTTGCGGTTTCTTGAAGTCTGGTCTTTTGTACTGGTGAAACTTACAAAAACCTTTTGCGAAGTGCGGGTTGTTACATTCTTCAAGGTCGCATTTTCTTTTTGTTTTTATCATAATTAAATTTCGTTTTCAACTTGGTTTCCATTGTATTCAGAATAGGTGTAATAAAACCCCGGAATTATCTTTTTGAAGTTCCGATTTTGTTCGGACTTAAAAAGGTCTTGAATTTCTTCTGAACTAATCATTGACCGAAAGAATTGTGATTCTGTCAATTTGGTCTTTGACAAGTTCCAGTTCTGAAAGCTTTTTTTCAAGAATTTGAAACTGTGTTTTTTGAATGCCTTCAATGATGTCGGTTTGTTCTTCAAGGGTGAAATTGAATTCTTCTGAATGAATATTTCGAATAGTATTTTCAATTAAGTCTTGAATACGTTCTTCACGGGTTCTAATGTTTAAAAGTCTTTTAATCATAGTTTCTAATTATTACAGATTTTACGAAATGAATCGGGTTTTTGTTTTGAATTAGCTTTGCGAAGTTCTTCAAGTTCATGAAGAATTTGTTCAAGCTTTTTGATGTCGGTTCGATTTTGAATCATATATTTAACTGTAAGCCTGAAAAGAAAAAGATAAGCGAAAAGCAAAGCAATCAAGAAGAAAGATTCACCGACTGAAAGGTTTTCAATTAGGTCGAATAAGGGTGTTTGTGATTTCATTTTTGAAGGTATTTGAAAGTTGCGGTTATTTTAAACATATCTTCTTTGATTCCAAAGTGATTAAAACGAAATGTTTGACACTTTTCTTTTTTATAATTTATAGCATTTGCATCAAAAAGCGTTTTAGCGACTGAAAGACATATTTCGTAATTAATTCTTTTTTCGTCATTGGCCATGTGGGAAGGGGTTTCAAAGTCAACAAGAAGCGTTTTAATTTCATTTCCTTTTTCTTGAAAAGGTTGCTGAAAATCTGGCCTTAAAATAGGCAGGGTTGGTTCGTTGTATTTAAATAGTTTCTTAATAAAATCAATTATTATTTTTTTTGTTGAATTTTTCATTATTTCAGGGTTTTAAATTCTTTGATTCTTTTGTGGACAAACTGTCGAAGTTCGTGGCTTGGTGTTGTGAAGTGTGCTTCACAAAGTTCATTAAATTCTTCCTTTACTTCTTCAGGAAGTTTGAAGTTTTGTATTGCTTTTTTTTTAGCCATTGTTTTAAAGTATTAAATTAGTATAAGATTGTATTAAGTATGCAGTCGATTTCGTGCAATTCTTGGTATGTTATTTCAATCATTTCTTCGTCTTTGTAAAGCGCAATTTCTTCGTGACCAGTATTTTCAAAATAGAAGTCACATTCTTCGGGCTGGTCATAAGTGGCGGGTAAATAATTGTTGATGTGAACATTGTATTTTAAAATAAATTCAAGTTCATAACTTTCGATTATTTCACGAACTAAAATCGATTCTCGGGTTGTTTCGTGAATGACTGAAACGCCGTTTTCTTTAAGTGTTTTTAAAAACTTTTTCATTCGATTACGGTTTCAAGTTCTTCAAGTTGTGATTGAATTTCGTCAATAATATTTTGAAGTTCATAAGCATCTTGTTCAGCTTTTTCGCCACGCTCTGAATATTGAAGATTTTCAGGCATATTGTCAAAATATTGTTCTTCTTCTTCTTGAAGTGTTTGAAGTTCTTCAATTTGACTTTTGATTTGTTCTGCGACTTTGCGAATTTGGCGTCTTCTAGTGTTGTTCATTTTGTGAAAGATTTTTAATTTTAAATAAATTTATGAGTTAAGGTGTTTATAAATGTTTTAAAATTGCTCATTAATAAAAAGTATGTGTTGAAGGGCAAGAATTGTCAGTTATTAAAGAAAGTTTTCTTTCAAGTTCACAATAAATTTTATTAAATTTTTGTTGAGCTTCTTTGATAGCTTTGAATTCTTCATTTTCGACACCAGCTTTTGAAATTTGTTTTAAGCAATTTGCGCTTGCGCCAGTTATTAAAGATTTAATAATTAATTCGTTGAAACATTCTTTAGTGTTTTGATAAGAAGTAATTTGAGAATCAAGAACGACTTGAACCTTTGTCTTTTTTACGATAACCTTGTTTAGATAGATTGACATAATATTAAAAATAAGTTTTACAATTGAAATACAAAGTAAAACAAAATAAAACGAATACAAAAGGAAAAGCAAATAAAAGTTGAAAAAAAGTTTTTAAAGTGTTGATTTTTTTATATTTGCGTGAATAGATAAGAAGAAAAAATGAAGGCAACAATTTATATTTCCGGGATAATAGGTGAAGAAACGACGTTGACTGACGTGATTCGTCAATTCAAGTCGTATGAAGGGCCGACCGAAGTTGAAGTCAAGATTCATTCTGAAGGCGGAAACGTTGAAGAAGGTGATGCGATTTGTGACTATTTGAACGGGCTTAAGAAAGAAATGCTAGTTAACACGTATGCAACAAAAGCTTATTCAATTTCGGCAAAGATTTTTTCAGTGGGTCAAAACAGAATTGTTGAAGATGTTGACAAAGCTATTATGATTCATTTCGCTTGGGCTGAAGTAAAAGGAAAGGCGGAAAAACTTGAACTTGTTGCTGAAGCGTTGCGTGAAATGGAAGACGATTTTGCTTCTTATTATTCTGAATTTCTTGCGGTTGACGAAGATACTGCAAGAAACCTTCTTGACAATGATACTTTTATTTCTGGAAGTGAAGCCGTTGAACTTGGTTTTGCAACTGAACTGAAGTCAGCAACGAAAGCCGTTGCGCAATATGATTCTAACATTAATTTAAAAACAAGTAAAATGAGTAAAAAAAGTAAAACGCAAAAATTGATTGCTGCTTTTGCTGCTTTTCTTGGTTCTGACGAAGTTGAGGTTAACGCTTTAGTTTTGCAGGATTCAAACGGAACGGAAATTGATTTTTCAGACTTGGAAAGCGGTGACACGCCAAAAGCCGGCGATGCTGGAACAATTGACGGCGAACCGGTTCCGGACGGTGAATACATTATGCCTTCGCTTGAAGATGCGATTGTTGTGTTCGTTGACGGGAAAATTTCAGAAATCAAAGAAGCTGAAAGCGACGAAGGTTCTGAAGGTAGTGACGGCGAAGGTGTTGACGCAAAAGCTGAAGAAGTTCAGGAAATTTCTGTTTGGGAACAAACGGCTTCAAATACTTCTTTTGAAGTTGGTGACGTTATGACTTATGAGTATGACGGCGAAACTTATAATTTCGGTGCGGGTGAATTTTTTGTTCCTTCAATAGATAAAAATGTAGTGACTGATGCTTCTGGTGTTATTGTTGCGCATAAAGATAAGGTTTTGACTTCTTCTGAAACTGAAGAAGAAGACGTTGAAGTTGCTGCGAAATTAGAAGAAATAATGAAAGGTGTTGAAGCGAAAGTTTTGGCAAAATTTGAAGCGAAATTCACTGCGCAAGAAAGTAAGATAAAGGCTTTGAACAAGAAGATTGGAAGTAAAGAATTCAAGGCTGAAGAACAAGAACCAGAAGGGAATTCTTCAGGTAAAAAGTCAGAAGGAAATTATCTTGCTGGCGTATTTAGTAAAAGAAAAAACGCCTAGTTAAGCGGGCTTTTTTTATATTGTTTAATTTTAAAATTTATTTATTATGGCTTACGATGTAAGTAATTTCACGGACTACGTTGAAAGGGAAAATGAAGCCCTTACCGCAACGCTTTTCGCTGGTGGGGATACTGCCAGGTTTGCCCGCTATATGGCTGGTGTAAAAGGTAAAACAAGCGTACCGCATATTGGTACAAGCGCAACGTTACAAGCGGGTAATTGCAAGACGCCTTCTGGTGATACAGATATTACGGAAATCTTTATTGAGGTTAAGCCGTTTACTGTTTATGAGGGATTTTGTGAAGACGACCTTCAGACAAAATTCCCGAATATGGTTCTTGCGCCAGGTTCTTCGAATGCTGATGCGCCTTCAGGCTGGCAAGAAAAAATTGTCGACACAAAGATTTCGTCAATAAAAGAAATGCTTGAATTGACTTACTGGCAAGGTGACACGACAACTGGTTCGTATCAACTTTTTGATGGTTTTATTAAAAGGGTTGATGCTGCGACTGGTGTTATAGACGGTAACACAACAAGCGCAACGGCTATCACGCAAGCGAACGTAATTGCTTTAGTTGATGCGATGTATGTTGCTTCACCAGCAAAAGTAAAGCGTTCGGGTGAATTGGTTATTACTGTTGGGGACGACGTTTTTGACCTTTATATTGCTGCTCAAAAGGCTGCGAACTTGTATCACTATGACGCTGAACACGACAACGGTGTTTTAAAAATAGGCGGTTCGCGTGGTACTTTGCAAAGAATTTACGGACTTGATGGAACGGACAGAATGTTCGCTTCAAAAGGTTCGAACTTCATTGTTGGTTCTGACGTTAACGAAGAAGAAAGCGTTATGAAAATTTGGTACGACGAAACTGACGACAAGGTTTATATGCGTACAAAAGGGAAGTCAGGTGTGACGATTGCGAATCCTGAAGAAATCGTTGAATTCACTTTGACGGTTTAATTAACTGAATTAATAATCAAAAGGGGCTTTTAAATAAAGCCCTTTTACAACATTATAAAATTATGGCCTGTAATAAAAAAGTAACTGACGACCTTCTTTTTGATTGTGCGGATGCACCGAAGAAAGGAATTGACGGCGGAAAAGGTGTATTGATAAATTGGGACGATATTGACCGTTCTGGTTCAACTTTTTCAGGTGCTACAATCACCGATTTAGTTTTAAAGTCTGGGGCGACTGGATTTTCGGTTCAGTGGTATAAAGACCTTGCAAGTGCAAATTCAGCGTTTACGCCGAATACAGAAGACGTTGACGGCTTCACGCATAACTTCTTAACAAGATTAGCGAATTCAAGTGCTGCGAATGCGGAACGTGCAAACGAATTGAAAAACGGTCGTTTTGTTATGGTATATGAAACCAGATACAAGGGTGTTAACAACGCTGAAGCGTTCAAGGTGGCTGGCTGGGAAAATGGGTTGAAACTTTCTGAAATGACAAATAACACGCTTGAAAATAGTGGTGCGACTTTGTTCACTTTAGCAACTGAAGAAGGGGACGTTGAAAGGTATCCGTACAGCGTATTTCTTGAAAATGATTACGCAACAAGTAAGGCGACTTACGATGCTTTATTTGCTACGGTTTAATTAAATTTTTAGATTAATAGCAAGATAAAAGCGAATAGGGTAAAACTGATTTCGCTTTTTTTCGAACCTTAAAACGAATTATTAATATGTTGGAAATTTTAAACGCACCAAAGCAAGTGATAAAAGCGAACTTAAAATTGCTTGCACAAGACTATAAAGAAAAAACGGGTCGTGTTGTGTGCTTGTCTTGTCCTTCGGATATTCAATTTATGATTTCCAGTCTTAAACAAATTTACAAAATGACAAATTTCGAGTTTAAAAAGAATGCAGCACAGTACAAAAACAAAAAAGGCGACAAGACTACTATTTCAAATAACACAATGACTGACGAAAAAGCTATTGAGTTTTTGAAGACAAATCCTGAAAGAATCGGATTGTTTTCGAAGTTTCCTGAAAACTGGAAAGAATTGATTCAAGGTGAACAATTGACTGAAGAGCAAAAGCAAGCGAAAGAAGCTGAAGAAGCTGCGGAGATTGAAGCGGCTAAAGCTTTAAAGAACGCAAAAGCTGAAGGTTCTGGCCAGGTTGATTTGATTGATTTTATTGACGAACAAGAAAAAATAAACAATATTGGTGTGAATAAGCCTAAAACGGTTTTGGCTGAAGAAGAAGCGTTGAAAGCAAGCGAACAAGCTGCTGAAGAAGCTGGGAAAGTTGCATTTAATGGCCAGGGCGAAAAGGAAGATTGTTGTGGCGATGAACACGAAGGGGAACCGTGTGAAGAATGTAAAGAAAAAAAGCGTGCTGAACTTTTGGAAATGAAAGTTGCTGAATTAAAGGCTGCGTATCCTGAAGTAAAGTATGAATTCGGAATGAAGAAAGCTGAATTCGTTGAACAAGTGTTGAATCAATAAAATACTGATTTATGAAACTGCATTATAATCAAGTTTCAAATACAATTCTTGATGTCAAGAAAAACAAAAGAAATGAATGTTTCAATTTCGGAAAGGACAACGCCTTTCCGTCTTTGATTGAAGCGTTGATTAATATGTCAGTGACTTCAAAGACTTGTGTTGATAGAGTGACAAAAGCAATTTACGGCGGTTCGTTTGGTGAAAAAGGCGAAGTTATTGTAAATTCAAAAGGTCAGACACTTAATGAAGTGTTAAGGATTGCCGCACGTGAATACGCAAAACATAACAACGTATTTATTCAAATTGGATATGACGGAAACTTTGATTACAAAAGCATCGTTGTTGTACCGGTAACGCACGGAAGGGTAGGAAAAGACGACGACAAAGGTTATTCGGGAAAATTTATTGTTTATGACAATTGGGATAAGTCAAAAGGTTCGAAGATTATGTCTTCAGGTTTTATGATTATTGACCGATTCAACCCGAAAAAAAGTGTTGTTAAAAAACAAATGGAAAATGCTGGCGAAATAGGTCAGTACAACGGACAACTTGTTCATATAAAAAAAGACGAAGCGTTTGTTTATTCGTTATCTGATATGAACTCAGTATTAAGCGAAGCACTTCTTGAAGGTAATTCGCAAACATTCAGAAGTAGAGGTTCGGAAAAAGGATTCTTGAATACTAAATTATTAACAACACAACCTTTTGCAAGTGACGGCGACCGCCGTGACTTTAAAAAAGAATTAAACGGTGTTCGTGGTGCAAATAATTCAAGCGAAGTTGTGATTCTTGAAGCGACACAACAAACCGACGACCTTTCGAAGCAAGTAAAACTTGACGACCTTTCTTCGCCTTACAACGATAAACTTTTTGAATATTCAGACAAGCAAGCTGAAAAGAATATTTGCAAGGCTTGGTCAGTTCCTTTGATATTGGTTGACACAACTGATTCGGGTTCTTTTGGTGATTCTGGCGGAAAGTTAAAAGAAGCGAAACTTCAATTGTGGGAAAGTCGAGAAGAAGACAGGAATCAACTTGAATCATTCTTTTCTTCTATTATGAGGAAATTTCAAGACCCAGTTGAAGGCTTGGAAATTATAAACCCGTTTGAAAAAGTTAATGACGAACAAGAATCTGAAGGACCAGAAAACGAAAACGCAAAAGCGCAAGCCGTTCTTCGTGGTTCTGTTGGTGGTGTTACTGCATTGCTTCAGATTCAACAAAGCGTTTCGGCTGGAACTACGACAAAAGAAGCGGGAATTGCAATGATTGTTAATATTTTCGGATTCAGCAAAGACGAAGCGATTGAAATGATGGGAGACCCTAAACAAAATAATACTTAATACAATGGCTAATTTAATAACAGTAACGGAATTCACAAACTTCAGGAATATTTCAAAGAAGGTTGATGAATCAAAAGTGAACGAAGCTATTGCGTTAGCTCAAAAATCTGACCTTTTTGACGCACTTGGGGACTTCTACTTCGATTTAATAAAAAACAACGCTGAATCGTCTTATTATGACTTAATGAATGGTTGTGAATTTAATTATGAAGGTGAATTGTACATTCACGACGGAATAAAAGCATTTCTTGCTGACCTTGCTTACGCTCGTTATATTTATATGGTAAATGTTAATTTGACCCCTTTCGGTGCGCAACAAAAGTTTACACAAGATTCAACGGGTGTTGACCGTAATGTCATAAAAGACTTGTCGAAGCAAGCGCAAATTGACGGGAATATTAAGTTTAAAATTATACAAAAATATCTATTAAGTAAGCCGAATACTTTTTCAAGATATTGCAAGGGAAAGTCAAGAGGCACGGGGTTCGGTAGTGTAAAAATATCAAAATTATAGATTATGAGTTTAAGTACAATTTTAAACAAAAAAAACATTCCTTATTTTGTGATTGCCGCACTGGTGATTTATATTTTAATGACAGGGAAGTCTGAAGTGGTTGAAGTGAAGATTCCTTCAAAAGAAAATTCGGTTAAGATAAGCGACCCAGAACCAGAAGTTCGGGTTGATACTATTTACAAGAACGTTTTTATTGAAGGAAAGAAGGTTGTTCAGAAGCGAGTTATTGAGGTTGAAAACCCGGTGAATAAAGAATTGCTTAAGAAGTACGAAGAAGCGGTCAAGGCGAACGATAGTATTCAGCAAGTGAAGGTTTTTAAAGATGCTATAAAAGAGCGTAAGTACACGGAAAGACTTGAAGATTCGGTTCAGGTTATAACGGTTAAAAGTGAAGTTATCGGAAAATTGAAAAAGCAAGTAATAAGCTATGAAACAAAGCCTCGGGTAATAAAATTTAAAACGAACCGAACGAAGCCAGTTGTTTATATTGGTGGGTTTGCTAATTTGCCAACGATTCAGGACGCAAAGCCTTCTTTCGGTCTTCAGATACAAATTTCAAGTAAAAAAGGAGTATTAACATCTGGAATCGATATTCAAAAAAAAATTCACATCGGTTACGCAATAAAATTATTTTAAATGGACTTAACGAACTTCATAATCAAGAATTTAATAATAATGCACAAGGGTACAATTACATTGAAAGTAAAGTCGGCCTTAATTTTGTCAATCTTTTCTTCGCCTATGGCCTTAGTGGGTGACAGTTTAATAGAATGGCTTCATTTTAATATCGCTTTTATGTCTTTTGTATTCGGTGCTGTGATAATAGACCACGTTGTCGGGTCATATGTTCACGCTTATATAAAGAAAGACTTCAAAATGAAGTTGAATGTGCAAGGTTTCTTTATGAAAACTACATTGATCGTATTTGTTTTCTTTCTAGGTCGTGGCATTGTTTATATGTTAGGCGAAGAAAATGTTGTTGCTATTTACTTTAGAATGATTATGCGGTTAATGGTTTTTATTTATCCAGCCGGAAGCGCACTTGTTAATATTAGCATAATAACTAACGGCAAGTTCCCTCCTTTAGGCTTTATGAAAAAGATTGCGAAGTTCAATAATAGTCTTGATGTCAAAGAATTTGTTGATAAGGACAAGGGGGAAAAGTAAAAAATTTGCATCAAACACATAAAAAAAACTATTTTCAATATGAATATAATAACAACAATTTCGGAAAAGTATTTTGAATTAAACGGGATTCAATTTGCAAAGATTTACCAACCTTTGAAGCAGGGAGTTTCAGCAATTGGCATTTACAATACTAAGGACAATAGTCAGCAACTAATATCAAGCACGGTTTTCAGTGATTTTGAAATTGACGGGGTGACTTACGGAACACAATCTGAAACGATTGCAGCATTGTTGCCGGTTATTTATTTGGAAGATGCGTTTTTCGATAATTCAGTTATAAATTATAATGGTGACCAGATTGTTAATAATATAGTAAATAATCCAGACGAAGAAGACATTACTGAATCGGATTCAGTTTTAAAATTAAAAGAAAGAGATTTTACGGATGGGGGTCAAAAAGGATATAAGATTATAAGAAGTGGGTTTGATTGGTCTGTGATTCCAGCAAGCTATGAAAATTCAATTCTTGAAATAAGATATTCTTTTGATTTGACTGATCTTAATGTTGTAATACCTTCTAATTGCGTATTGAAGTTTAAAGGCGGGCTTCTTAAAAATTTTAGTTCAATTGATTTAAATAATTGTATAATTGAATCTTATCAAAATAAAATTATTTATTCCACCGGGGTTATAGTTGGAATGTGTTCTAATAAGTTTGTTTATCCTGAATGGTTTGGGGCGATTGGTGACGACTTAACGAACGATTACGAATCTTTCAGGCTGTCTTTTCAGGCTTCAAAATGCGTTCATGTATCGAATAAAACTTACAGGATTGATGCTTATTCTTCATTAAATTTGACCTCTGGTTTTGAATTAAGTGGGAAAGGTACCTTGAAATTTGTTCAGAAGGGTCAAAGATTTTTATACGGAAGTAATATTGATAATGTCACTATCAAAGACATTTCTTTTGATATGGTTGACGCAACTTCACAGGGTTTTCTTGGCGGCGGTTATATAAGATTTGAAGACAGTTATAATATTAAAATAGAAAACATTAAAATACTTCAAACGAGTTGGGATGGCATTAAATTTTTAAGATGCAATAGCTTTAAAATACTGAATTCAAATATTAATTACAACGTTTCTTCGGCGATTCAGATTGAGGATTGTCATGACTTTATAGTTGAAAATAATGATTTATCAAAAAATGGTTTAAACAGAATTGACGATTCTTATTCCGATTTGCCTACTGGCTGGACTGGAACTCATGTCGGTAGAGGTATAACAATTTTTGAAAACTGTTATAATGGATTAGTAAAGGGAAATTCTGTTGTTTTGAATTCTGAATACGGTATGCGTATTTTTTCTGAATCAACTGTAAGAGGGTGTAATAGAATTTATTTTGATAACAATTACTTTGAAGACAACGGGCATCCAGCCGGCACGTATGGTACAATTTCTTTGGGTTCTGACAAAGGAATTGATTTGTTAATTAATAACAGTGATTCAGTTCAAAGAACAGAATCAATAAGAGTAACAAATAATAGATTTTTAAGAAGCGTAAAAAATTTCGGGGCTTCAGTAAGCTTGCATTGTTACGATTCGGTTATTGAAAACAATGAAATAATTCATTCAGGCGATTCAAAACATTTATTGTCTGGTGTGTTTTTGTACGGTGCTTATGATTGTATTTTTGACGGAAATTATCAAAAAGGAATGCTTCAAGCTTATCAAGTGGGGTCGCAAAATAGCACGGATTTAGTTTTTAAAAATGAAGTTGCCAAAGATATAAGAAAGTTTTTTGTTGGTTCGCCATTAGGTTTTAATATTGTGTCAAATGCATACATGAAACATAGAACTGATGTTGCTGTAAGTGGTGACAATGGTTTTAACACGACTGCAAATTGGAATATGAACGACGTATTTATAGACGGTTTTCATAGAGGTATAGAGTTAAACGCGGCTACTTTTTTCGGTAGAAATATAAGAACTATAAACACGACAGACACCGGATTTAGAAATTACGGCGTTGCTAACTCTGGTTCAAGATTAGTGCAATGTGACTTTGATACGATAAACCCGAACGAAAAGTCAAACGTTATTTATGATGGTAATTCAGGTCAATCGGTTGTTGTAATGTGTTTGCCGTTTATGCCAACGCAAGGTTATTATAAAACCGGTTCTTTTGTGTTAAATACTTCTTATGGTGTTGATGGTAATAATATGATGATAATCGGGTGGTCAAGAATAACAACGGGTACGGGAAATGTTTTAAATACAGATTGGAAGGCTTTATATGTTTCAGTTGTATCGCCTTCAACTTAAAAAAAAATAAAAAAATGAATTTATCAAATTACAAGAAAATAGTAAAAAATCATAAAGAAGAATTTAAGCTGTTTAAGGACCGTTTCTTTCCGGTTGTTATGAAGTGGGAAGGCGGCGGGAAGTTGCATAAGGTTGATGGAGATTCCGGCGGGTGGACTATTTACGGCATAGCTTACAATTTCAACAAGGCTTTGTTCAATAATTTTACGGATTTTAAAGACACTACTCTTGAAGAAGCTTCTTATATTGCATTTGTGAAATACTATCTAGCTTCGAATGCTGAATTAGTTCCTTACGATTCAAAGCTTTATTATTTTGATATGGCTTACAATATGGGAGTGTCAAGGGCAATAAGGATAATGCAAAAATGTATAGGGGTGAAAGTTGATGGTATTATTGGAGAAATAACAAAATCAAAGCTTCACCTGCTAAAGGAGTATGATATGAAGATTGAAAGAAATTCTTTTTATAATAGATTGGCCGAGAACAATTATAAAATGAAGAAATTCTTAAGGGGTTGGTTGAACCGAAGCAAAGCTATTTTTGATTTTAAATACTAAATGAAATTGTCATGAAGAAGCAACACGATCAAAATCGAAAAAGATGGATTCAGTTTTTAGAAAAAAGAATTGCGGTTATGGTTGTTAAGGGTGCTTCGAAAGCGAAGATTGAAGCGTTGAAGGGAAACTTAAAAAGGTTGAAAAATGTCGAAAAGAAATATAACAAAAAAGACACTTGATAAATACAAGAAGGTTGTTGATGAATGGTTCAACAATGATTTCAATGGTAAACAAGCGTATTTAAAATTTTACCCGAATGTTAAACCGGATACGGCGACAACTAATTTTTCAAAGATTTCGGTGATTCCAGAAGTTGAAGAATATATTAATTTTAAAAACGAAGAGGCCGCGAAGATTGTTGAAATGACGCATGAAGGAATACTTAGAGAATTGAAAAGCTGGGTTGAATCGGATATTACTCAAGTTATAGGATTGTCGCCAGAACAAGTGAAGCAATTGCCAGTTTCATTGCGAAGACTGGTAAATAAATTCAAACATACTAAAAATAAGAATTACAGCCAGAAAGGCGAATTGTTATTTGAACAAGATACGATTGAACTTTCTTTTGTTTCAAAAGAACGTGCGCTTGAAATGATTAACAAGCACTTAGGATTTTACGAAGCTGACAACAAACAAAAAGCGCCGCAAATAAATTATAACGATTTAAGTCCTAAAGTATTATTGGAAATTTGGAATGCAAGAAAACAAGATTGATATTGAAGTTCTGGAAGTATGCAAGGCTTTGTTCCGTAAAAGGATATTTGATTTCATTACTATTTTTAACAGAAAAAAACACAAGAAGCAAGAAGAAGCATTGTATTTTTTGACTGACGACGAAACGGAAGAATTTTTGTACGGTGGTGCTGCTGGTGGCGCTAAGTCTTGGACTGGTTGTGTTTGGTTGTTATTTATGTGTTTATTGTTTCCGAATACAAAGTGGTTTATAGGGCGCGAAGAATTAAAGCGAATTACTGAATCAACTTTGATAACCTTCTTTAAGGTTGCCAGGGCTTACTTTGCTGAAGGAATGTTCAAGTATAACGGTCAAAAAAACTTTATAATTTTCAATAATGGAAGTCGTATTGATTTACTTGAGTTAAAATACAAGCCGAGCGACCCTCTTTATGAAAGATTTGGTTCAACTGAATATACTGGCGGCTGGATTGAAGAAGGGGGCGAAATAAATTACGGTGCTTATGAGGTTTTAAAGACAAGAATCGGTCGTCATTATAATGATTATTACAATATTATCGCAAAGATATTTATTACTTGTAATCCGAAAAAGAACTGGTTGTATAGTGAGTTTTACAAGCCTTTCGTCAAAGGAGTGTTGAAGACTGGATTGAAGCGATTCTTGCAAGCTTTTGTCCAGGATAACCCTTTTATTGAAGGTGGTTATATTGAAAGACTTAGAAGAACAAAAGACAAGTCAAAGCGTGAAAGGCTTTTAAAGGGAAATTGGGACTATGACGACAGTCCTTATGCGTTATGTGATTTTGATTCGATTACAAATGTTTTCGAAAATAACCATATAAATAAAGATGAAAGCGGCAAAAAGAAGCCAGGTTTGAAAAAATACTTGACTGCTGACGTCGCAAGGTTTGGTTCGGATTATGCAAGGATTGGAGTATGGGAAGATTGGGACTTGATCGAGGTTCAAAGTTTTGAAATAAGCAAAACGACGGATATACAGGCCTCAATCGAAGCTTTAAGGTCAAAGCATCAAATACCGAAGTTTCAGTGTGTGGCTGATGAAGACGGTGTCGGCGGCGGCGTGGTTGATAATTGTGGTATAAAAGGTTTTGTGAATGGTTCAAGGCCATTTAAGGAAAAAATAACGGACAAGACAAAAGAGGTTCCGAATTATGAGAATCTACAAACGCAATGTTTGTTTGGTTTGGCTCAAAAAATTGTTGAAGGTTCTATCAATATTAGTGCGGATTTATCGCCAGCCGAAAAAGAAATGATTGTTGAGGAACTTGGAACGATTGAACGTGACCCGAAAAACACAAGAAAATTAGCTTTAACAAAGAAAGCAAAAATAAAAGAAGATATAGGAAGGTCGCCAGATTGGCGTGACTTGATGCTTATGCGAAAAATCTTTGATTACAGTGAAAACAATATGGTAGGATTTAGATTTTTAAAATAGATTTATGAAGGAAATAATTAATTTTAAGTTAAAGGAATTTTTAAATCAAGACCCTGAATTGATTCAGGAATATATTGTTGCGCTTCAATACCTTAAACCGATTAAAACTGTCAAGGAAGTTTTTCACTTAAAACTTAAACACGTTGAACATATAAAACAAAGCCTTTATTCGAATGAAGACGATGAATTGATTAAAATTGTCGCACGTGTTCAAGGTTTGAAACTGAAGGAAGTTTTTGAAATAAAAATTATTGAGTTCTTCAGAATAATTGCTTCAGTTAAAGTTCAAATTGATACAATAAGAAAAGCTGAAGAAAATCGACTTTCACCGGCTGAAATTAATTTCAAATGGGAAGCCGTAGAAGGTGATGAAAAAATGTCGAAATTCGGCATTTATAACACGCTTGAAAGTTTATCGGGTGGCGACATATTGAAATATAAGAAAATTATGAATTTACCTTATTCAGAGGTTTTCACAGCGTTATTAATGAAGAAGACGGCAAGCGACCTTCAAAGGAAAATGGATAGAATAAAAACGAAAAACGATGTATAATATTTTAAAAACAATTTGCACAACTAAAAGCTTTCCTTTTGTTTATGCAAGAAGGGATTTTCAAAACCTTTACGATGAAGTTGAGCAAAAAAACGTCCCGCATTTATTTCTTGATCCTGTAATAATTGAAGATGTGGTTAATGATATGAATGTAATTGAAGGGAAAATTTATTCAGGTGAATTTATGCTTCTGGTTTCTTCAGATATTGACGAAGAAAGTTATGACGAACGTTATCAAAACCATATTAAACCGCTTGTTGATTCAGAGGTTGAGGCAATTAAAGAGGAAATTCGCTGCGGTCAAGGGGTTAAGTTCAACCTTTGGCGAACAATTGAAGTAATAAATGTTTTTGATTACAATTTCGACGGGCTTATTGTTTCGTATAACATAACAATTGAAGAATAATGTCTGAAGACGACAAGATAATACGTGAAGAAATTGACGCTATTTTAAGCGACATAAGAAAGCTTTACATGGCTTCTGGCAAGAAAGCTTCAGGGGAGTTTGAAAAAGGCCTCGAGGCGATTTATGAGCCGAATAAAGGAACGATTAGGGGCTTTGTTTATCTTGCAGGACGTAAAGCGGGAAAAATGCCGCCAGTTTCCGCGATTTTAAGCTGGTTAAAAATAAAAGGAATAAAGTCTTTTAAAAAGAATCAGTCAGTCAGGGGGCTTGCGTGGGCGATTGCGAAAAAGATTGCGAAGGAAGGGACCAAGCAAGAAAACGCATTGAAAATTTATGAAGAAGTAATTACGCCGCAACGGATTAATAAAATAATTGATAGGATTGCGAAATTAAA